AGCGAGTTTAGTCCATTCAAGGGAATAAGGGTTGATTCCGACAGCAACGCCGTTGTCAATCCTATTCCGCATAACATGAGCAGCAAAATCTAAATAATATTGTCTAATAGCTATAACCAAGTGTTGGGGGAATGCTTCAAAAACGCGAGTTTTTCCAGCATCCACCTTCGCAATTGGTCGTTTTTCATCTTTAAGAGTTGCAATAGAAATTGCATTTCCTCTTATTCCTTGTTTTGAGTCTAATATTAAATTTTCAACATCTTGTTTGAGTTCGGGATTGTCTACAATGTAGTCTTCTCCGTCACCCAACCAAGCTGTTTTACCTTTAGATTTATTATTCAAATTGTACGGGTATCCAGGTGAGGTAGTTCGATTGATTGGTCGTTTATAGGGATCATCTGTTACACCCAAAATTGCTTCTTCATATGTATGAACAATGCCTTTACCAAATTGAGGCTTTCCAAGTCCTTGGAAAACATCATTGGCAGCAGCATCAAGCAAATTTGGATCAACAAATGTTTGAACTCCCATAATTTTCTTAATTCCTTTAAGCATTGGGTCTACTAATCCTTCTTCGGTCTTGATAGACCTAAGATGAGCAGGTTTAGCAATATGCTTTTGGATTTTATCGAAAACTAGGGAGGGGCCTAATTGAGTTTCAGAGGGATAACTAGGGGAAGGGGCTATTCCAATATTTAAACAGTCTCCAACATCCAACAGTGATACTTGGCAAGAAGTGTCAACCCACGCTTGAGAGTAAGGTAATCGTCCATCTATTAAATAAGATTTCGGAATACCAAATTTCTCGACGTGGGCCTGCAACGCTTCCTCCAAGAACTGTCGGGTTGTCAGAGCTCCTAAAGCTAAAACGCCGGTACCACCAGCAACATGGAAACCAATAAGTTTCGTGTGTATTAATTTGTTCGAAATAGATAACAAAGCTCCACACATTCCACTTATCGTTTCTAAATCATAATCAATATGATTTCCAATTTTAATAGGGCAAACACATGCATTGGGATTCTTGGGGCATTCATTAGTCTTATGCAAATAATATTGAGTTGTTTTGGTAGACACAGTAAAAGAAGAAGGGTACTTCTCCTGAACTATAGTCTTACCACCGATTTCATAAAAACCAGAAAAGGTTAAATCACCTTCTTTCAACAAATCGATATTCTTTGCATCAATAAATTTAGATAAAATCTTTGGTCTATTAGGTACTACAGGGGGAAAAGAAACCAAGGCCAAATCCACAGGCATACCATCCATTTGGAAGGTTTGCGAGATTTGACATTGATTTATAGGTACTTTAATAGCGGCTTCAACTGAATATGGGTTACGGATCACAATGTATTCAATGGGGTACTTATGTGGTGGATTCAAAACGGTATGTGCAGTAGTAATCATAGTGCGTCCAACTAGGAACACTCCATTACTTCTACTACACGCACCAGTCTTATCCACTGCCTGTACCCAGACTGAATTATGCAATAAAACTTGTGTCGTCTGTTCAATCTGTACTCTATCACGTTGTGCGTATTTACGAGCACCAATATGCATCTCTGTCTTACACTCTACGTATCCTCTTTCGAAGAAACTTTGAGCCGATCGTCTTTGTGCAAAGGATCGTTGTTTAACAGGTGCAGGTTGGTGTTCATAAACACGTTGGGCATAATTTCGGGGTTTGGGGACTTGTGGTTGGGAATCGTATACTCGTTGTGCATAAATACAATCATCACGAGCATAACGACCCCACAAGTCTTGGGCATATTCTATTACTTCAACTTCATCTTTCAAATCAATTTTGTCTAATTCTAAACTATCACAAATTTCACAACCAGCCAAACATAAGGAGTCAAACATCCTAATCAAATATTCATAAGATTGGTTACTATCATCCTGATTGGCATAGCGCAAAATGGGACATTTTCTTTGAGCGCGTCTCTTAGGTTTTTCTCTACGTAATTTTTCTCTAATATCTTCCAGGCATTCTCTATCAATTCCGAGTTTAAGCAAATCATTGCGAACAGATTTGATTCCTGTTTGGTCAAGAAAATGATCAAGCATGTTACCAGTCTTGGGGTAATCAATGATATCGCACGCTTTACACTTGCCACACGGTACAGTAGCATTAGTGGGCGAACGATTAAATTGACACCAAGAGTCCATATAGTCAGAGGGTTTTCTACGAAAAACTCCAGTGTACCAAATACCAAATACGGTAAGAGCTGTTGAGCAAATACCAGTTAATAATTTGGAGGTTGGTACACTAGGGAGATAGGATATTACTTGTTGGGCAGCAGAGGAGAAAAATGATAGGATAAACTGAGCTACAGAGAGCAACTTATTTTTAGTAAAACTAATACATTCACGAACACGACTCCACAAGCCAATCAAACGAGATTGGCAGTAGAGTCTACTTTCTTCAAACATATCTCTTAATTTATTCAAACGTTCACGAACATTGAATAAATGAGTGATAGTTCCAAAGAAAGAATCTTCTTCAGCATCTACAAACTTTTCAGCAGTTTCAACTTCAAACGTCTCTTCTGCAGCAACAGTCTCTATAAATTTCTCGGGGTTAAAAATTTTATCAAATTGGTCCATTATTTGTTGTTCAGTAGCGGGAATTTCGGGTGTTTCAATACCAGCCTCGGTTCTAATAGCATTAGCAAGGCTCGCACTTTCACATTTTCTACGGTTATTTTCTTCTACAAAGTATTGCCAAAATTGTTCAAATGTTAAATTTTTCTTATCTGGAAGATAAGCAATCTCGGCATTACCTGTTTGTTTATTATGGGAAACTTTATAACATGTAAATCTATAATGTTCAACTGTCAGTGGGGGTACATCATTCACGTCAATTCCTTTACACTTAGCAACTGTTTCTTTGTCAAAGGTATAGTAAGCACAGCCATGCTCATCTTTACCTATTGGGATTCCATATGCAGGGTCAATTGAGACTTCCGCCCACACATGGAATCGTCTAAAAACAGCGCCAGGGTCAACTAAAGATTTAATTTCGGGGTATTTTTGATTTGAGGAAGCTATAATATATTCAGATGTGAAATTTGTCACACCTTTTGATTTCAGCTCAGCCATTTTTAAAGGAAACTGAGCAGTATTAACCATATATTCTAGTTCTTCATATTCTTCTACGGGTTTCTGTTGTGAGTCTTTTACATTACCAAAATCATCTAATACAACTATAGGTTGTCCAGTGTATCCTTCCCAGTATTCGTTTTTGGCTCTACGGGGAAAGGCACTCGATTCATATTTAATTCCTTGTTCTTTCAAATACTTCCTAAAAATACGGGCTTTCAAAACTTCCGTTGCAACGCTTTTGCCGACACCAGGGTGTCCAAACAAATACATTGCAACAGGTTGGGTTCGAATAGTATGACATCTAGCAGGGCTATGAGTAGCCCATTCATTTTGTTCCTTAATACGTCGTTGTAAACTAGTGACAAGATGAACATTTGATCTAGAATTCATCTTTGAGGCTTGGTAGTGATATTCATTCAATTGATAATTTACAGTTAATACTTGATTAGCAATAGCAGCAGATGAGTCTATTAAAGGTTTTTCAAATTTTTCAATTAATTGGACAGCAGCATATAGATTTTCTAATTGAGGAAAATTTTGCATAAATTGGTATTCTTCAGTAGT